CCGCCATTTCGCTGAAAATGCCTTCCTTCATGCCCAAGCGGCAGTACTGGTTTATCCACGGGTTGCTGCCAGCGCGTTTAGCCATGCCTTCGAATTCCAAGCGGTACTCTTCGTCTTTATCCATGAGCGCCTCATGGAATTTTGGCATCGGAATTTCTCTCATCTTCGGTTCACCTTGATGAGGATAAGGTCAGCATCAGCGGCAGCCGCGGTATGACAGAGATTTCCAAGATTTTTGTCAACCATTGTTATGTCAGCGGCGTAAGCGTTAGCTATGACTTTTCCAGCTGTGGATCCTCGTACTGACCCACTTAACGCGATCGCGCCACCTGCTGTCACTTTGATTTTTCCCGAAACTAGTACGGGGCACATTTCTCCGATTGCTTTAGTCATCGTTGCAACGCCGATCCCTATTTCGGCTGCTACGGTCGTAGGACTAATTTTTCCCGCAGAACTCATGTACACTACTTGCCCCTTGGTAACGGCGGCTTCACACTCGTAATCCTCGATAACATGAGCTAAGTCAGCTGGGTCTCCAACTGCCAAATCGGTTCGTCCACTCAAATCTGCCATGTATTTTCCTTCTCCATTTTTTTATTCCTTTTCCCAAGTTCGTCCTTGGTACTAAGGGTCATGATCTTTTGACTGTGAACTATTCGCCTCCAGAAGTCTTGCAGGATTTGGTGCCTGAAATAGTGGCGGAAGGCACTAGAGAAGCCTTGGAGGTGCGAAGAGAAATTACAGTTGTCTTCTCCGATACGCAATAGCTTCCAGTCGGCATTCAAACCACCTACTCGAAATCACCAGGTTGCACGCCGAGGATGCCAAGTTGCGCTTGCACCATGCGTTTAGGACCTGGGAAACGAATGTTCCAGATGTGCGGGTACGGAATTGACTCAACCAAGGCCTTATGCAACACACGATACTTCTGCTCTGCAACATTCGTTTCCCGCGTCAACTTCCCTTCAGCGTCAGCCACTCGAGCTTCCAAAGCCACTTTCTCCTTGCGAACCGCCACGATAGCATCAGATTCAGGCGGAGGCGGAGTATTCAACCGTTCGGCCATCAGTTTCAAGGCGCCATCGAATCCGGCTTTCTTTCCTTCAACAACCGTTTTCTCCGCAACATAGGCTTCTTTCAGCTTATCCAGCGTGCCAACAACAGTCCTAAGCTCGCCAACCTCTGAAGTGAACTTCGCTTCAGCCTCTTTGAAAATCACGATCGCAGGCGACTGCAAACCTAACGTTCCAGCATTCTGAGACATTGCTGCAACCTGCCCCTCCAAGAACCGCAACCGCTCCTCGAAAAGCTCGCGAATCATGTTAATCTGCACATCAATAGGCGGCGGAACAACAGGCAACACAATGCCCTCCCACATTTCCACGTAGGCTTCCCTATCGCCAGGCGGAAAGCGATCCAAGAAATGCACACTTGTCAAATCAAAGTTTTTCATTGCGACACCACTGTCAGTTTTCTCCAGCATCACGTATTTGCCTGGCTTCATCCAATCGCATTCGACGCTTAAGCCTCTGAATTTTCCTTCGCGAATCTTGCCCGCTACATCATCATCAACTGTGCCCTCAAACGCTACACCGTTCTGCTGTTCATCCCACCAGCTCCTCGAAACCCTGTTCGGCGCCGGAAGCAACCGCATGTGATTGATGCCGAAGGGCTTGCCCGATAGGCTTTCAGCCGCTTTCTTCAGCTCGTCCCGCTGATAATCATGCTTCGCCTTCCAGTTAACGCCTTCCTCAGGATGCCAAATCACCTTCGGATGTATCGCAACACCTTTCACAACGTTGCCTTCCAAACCGATTTTCTCAGCAAACAGGAAAGTCCGCAACGACTCTGTCCGCTCTGCCTTCCGCTGAATCGTCGCACAATACGCTGCTGGATCCTTCTCGTCACTATTCTTGTTCACACAATCCTCGAAATTCTCATACTCTGCAAATGGCATTGTTTTCACCTCCGCCGAGTTGAATGCGTTTTAACATCCTCGATTGCGGCAGCCACAATACGCTCGTGCTCTGCCAAAATCTCCTCCACTTGCGCATGCGACAGCGGAGGCACATACTTCTTGAGAAAATCACGCATTTTGCTTCTGTTCCTCTTTTTGTTTCGGTAATACTCGTGAAGCTAGCTCCGCCTCAGGATCCTCTTCGTCCAATGGCAGTTTAGCCACTTCTCGTAAGATCTTGCGGAGCTCCGTAGTTCCGATAATGTTCGGATTGACCTTCAACAACTCGGTGATTTGCCCGAGAATTTGAGATAACTTCTCATAGTCGAGGCTCTCAGGCATACCCCAATTAAGGCGGACCGTAGCTTGTGCAGGATCTAACCCGGCCGCTGCTACGACAGGATCAAACAAGTATCGTTCAACGCCACGCTTAAGAAAGCGCTGCAAGGCGGTCACGCGACGTTCAGCGATCTCCAACGCAGCATTCGCGCTGGCCTCTGTAAAGCCCGTTTTCGTGACCAATTTTGCCAAAGGCGTCTGAAGGCCAAGAACAAATTCATCGTCAAGCGTTTCGACGTAGAAATCAAGCCCGCGCATGCGCTCAGCCACAACCGAAGTAACCTTCGCTTCAGAACCTGCAGGCGGATTGTACACGAATCTGGCGCCACGACGGGGAATGTTCCTAATGTCCGATTGAGCCTTTTCCAACTTATCTTTCGCGAGGCCTGGAAAACTGTAAATTTCATTGGGCGCCCCAAAAGTGTAAATCGTATCCGCCATGCCGCTGTGAAGCTTCCCTTTAATTTGGTAAAAGGGCTCGCGAGTTTCACCGTTGCCGATGGCTAAGGGCGCACAGAGGCTGTGCAAAATACCTAGCCCCAATGGGCTTGAAGACATGACATTGTACGGAAGATGGATCAGTTCCTGCCCGGAGATCTCTTTGAGGTCGCGGTCCCAATCAAGCAGAAACTGCGTGACCACGCCGTCCTCGCTGAACCTCAGCCCGCGGTCCTTGATTACTTCAAGCGGAATAACTCTCAGAAAATCAATTCGCTGTTTGTGGCCGACCCACCAAAAAACGTTACCCCAACCTATGGCATAACGACTTGTCTCCTGCAACCGCTCATCCAAGCCCACGCGCTCACAAAACGCGTCAACAATTTCCTTAGCGGTCTTGCCATCACTCTTCTCCTGGTACTCCTCATTGTACGTAGTATAGAAGCCCTGACCAGCAACCTGATCCGCAAGGAAATCGATGCTGGCGCGAGCTGCAAGATCAGCTTGGTAAACCATCGACATAGTCTTAAAACTGATTGCAGAAGAAACGCCCATGGCTTTCTCGGTAGAAGACACAAACAAGGCGCTCTCATGAAAAGCACCGCGAATTCTACTTAGAAACGACTGCAGGGCAGAGGGCATGCGTAACCATATCTGCACAAACCGTTTATATCCCTTTCGTTAAACGATAAACCAAAAATAGGCTTAAACAATTTAAAGAAGCAAAAAATAAGCTTTAAAATGTGGGAGAGCTTAAAACGAGAATCGATAGGAGGTGAACCAATGGGATTCACATTCAAACCCAAACTCGCAGCGGTCTTGGCAATCGTCAACGGCGTCGCCGCAGGCGCAACCTACATAGCCTCATCCGGAGATCTATCAGCCACAATAATCGCTCTAGCTCTAAGCGTTGGACTATCCGCAGGCGTAAGCTACTACCAGGACAAAGAAGACAAAACCAAATAAGTTACTACGAGGACCCCAGAGTACTCGTAGTATTCTCCTTTTCTGTTTCGCCTAATTTCTCTTCGCCCCAAACCTCAAACGCAAAACTCGTCAACGCCCACTTCAGCCCACGCTTCTCAAACAAGCACTCGGCAAGCTCCTCGAAAAGGCGTTTGTTCATGTGGACGATCCTGCGGCTTACATCATAATATTTCAAATCGTAAGGGCTACGTTTACGCAATTCCGCATCGACATCGATATCCACAGCCACTATCTTCGGGAGAACGCCAGGACTAGCCGCTCTATAAACACTTTCCAAAATCGCAAAGTCAACCGCGTCGACACAAGCAATCCGCTCAATCATAGGCACAGTATATTTGATAATACCGCTGCCCCTGAAGCCATTGAGAATAGCACGCTCCATAACTCTAAGTTGCTTAATCTCTTCCCGAATCTGACGCTTCTCAGCTTCCATATCCTCTCTGAACTTCTTAATCTCGTCCAAAACACGGTTCAGCAAGATCTGATTCCACTTAATTCTGCCAATTTTCTCCTCAGGAGAACGCTTCTGAACAGGCTTTTCAACGATTTCCTGTTTACTCTGTTCACTCAAGGTTTTCCGCTCCATCAACAAGTACCGAAACAAACACCACTTGGTCTACATCTACAGACGCAAAAAATCCCATGCATCCAGCGCCATAGAAAAGGCTTATTTCTCGAAAAGAAGAGAAATCCAAGCCTCTGCAAACACCATCAAAACCCACTAAACAACCATCCACAGGCAAATTGAACGCTGGAATACTACGAGTAACCCTTACTACGTACATATAGGGGCCTCCAACAAAATCAATTTTCCTGTACGATTAGTGCCAATTCTTTTCCAGCCAGCTTGCTTGAAACAATGCCCAGGATCCGTGCTTTTAATCGCACTTGGATTAACGTAGGTGAAGAACCGTTCGTTAGGCCATTTGTTCCTTGCGATTTTTATAGCTTCTCTGATGAGGTCACTTGATAGCATTGGGCCTTCGTTTCTAAATATCGTGCATTCCACACCTACTTGATCATCTCGACGAAACTTATTCTTGCGCCAAACAAAGAGGGCATTCTTATCAAGCGTCATGAGCACAAGATGTTTGCCTGGTCCGCAGAATAGTGCTGCACCTTTTGTTTTGCGAGAATAATGCTTGTCTGCCAGTTTGCGAGCATCATAATTTCCATCTCTTACAATTTCCCAAATAACCTTAACGTGGTAACTAGAAAACATAATCCTTCATGCTCCTCAAATCTTTAACACCATTCGCGGCTGCACCGTTCAAGTTGTAAAGGCTCTTCAGAACCTCCGCAAGCTGCCCTAAAATCTGCTCATTTCTCTGAGCCCACTTAGGATAACAAAACTCAATCTCCAACTTCGTCGGATCAGTCAAATCACCCATCTTCACTTTAACGCCATTACTTTCCTTCAACAACTCCACGCAAACATACGGCAACCGAACACCGGTCTCAACAGCCAACGTAGCCCCATGAAGAACCAAACTACGCCGAACCCGCTCCCAAACACGCATATCCCAAATCAACTCAGTCTTCGTAAACCCATTAGCCAACAATTGCACCGCCTTCCCTTCAGTCGCAGGCTTCCGCACCCAAACCTTCACAAAACCAGTCTCAAACCACTCCAACCGCCCCAACTCATCCCGCCAAACAAGCATCCTATTCCGCGCCCTAGTAACAAGCCAATTACACCTAACAGCCTCAACCCTACTAACATCCCTCGGCACCACCGCATTCGCCCGCGCATTATGAAAGCTTAGGCACTTTAGACCTCGCATATTTCGATAGTTATGGCGCCATTGGTTCTTGTAATTCGCAAGGAGCTGAAGGCTAACGCCACGATCAAATCTCAGAATCCGCCGTAGCGCCAATGGAGTGAGCAACGGATTCTTATCGAGCTCGCAGAAAACGCGATGCCTAAGGCTTTCACCATAACCATCATAATCATTATGGTCCACACGCGAAGAGGATTCCCTAGAACGCCCAGCCAAAACAAGCAACTCCTAAATGAAGAACCTCAACTCCGCGGCCACAGTACCAGTCGTGTACGATTCCCGCAGCGGCAGGCCAATTCTCAGAATGCCTTTCAGGACCTCCTCTTTCGGAGTTCCCCATCTCTCGCTTATCTTAGCCAGCACACCGTCCTTTTGCTTTTCAGATAATGCAGTCCAGGCAACCAAGATAACGAGCTCAGTTTTAGGTCCTAACTTCGCTTCTTGGAAGGTCATAGAGCAAACAGGAACCTTGCCATCCGGGAAAACATCGCCCCAAACCCGCATACCCGCATCATTCAAACAAACCCACATGCTTAAGCAAACTCCTTGTACCCGTAACTGCAAACCCAAAACTTGCCCACACGCCTAGCCCTCTTCTCGCATCCCTTCTCGCCTTTCAAACGTTCCAAGCCTCCCGCAACGTCTTACGAAAAACGGTAATGAAAGAAAACATTTTAGAAGCCATCAAGCAACCTCCTCGTTTTTTCGCGGAAACTCCCAAACCGCATCGAAAATTTCAGGATTATCTACCTTAGTGCCTTCAAAAACCGCAAGAATTAGCTTTAGATTGTTATTTTGTTGCTTAATTAGTTTGTAGGCTGTTAGTCTAGGTCCGTCGCGTAGAAGGTTGCTGTTTGGGTTTGTTTCACATTCGATTATGTAAAACATCATGCCATAGGCATCTCGAACCGCGTGTCGATATTCCTGCATGTTTCCCTCTGCAAAAAACTTGTCGACTATTTTGACCAGCTCGGGGTCTGCATCCTTCTTAAGCGCCCATTCAGAATTTGCATCGTAAACAACCGCGCAAGCTACATCAGCATAAAGCCTAAGTTCAGCAGCCGCTATCATTGTGCTACCGAATCCGCCGCCTTCAACGTCCGTACGTGTTTTAACATCTAAAGCGTTTTCTCTAACGAATGTAACCTGAAGGAAGTCTTCACCAAGCACTTCATTAAGCAACTTCAAACTTGCCATACGAATCAAGTTTTGATGCCCAGAAGAGCCCTTTCGCCCATTCACACTCAAGATTCAGCCTCCTTCTTCACTAGTTCCACTAATTCATTGATAGTCAAATCTCGTTCAAACTCGCAGTTTATGCAAATCACCGTGTCTGTACCTGTTTGCTCAGCAAGATAGATTTTTGAATAAACCGAAGCATGAAAGCCGCAGTAAGGACAACTCATTTTTAGACCAGTTTTGATGTATCCTCTCCACCAGATTTTCAGCTCTCGGAGAAACCTTCGCAACTTTCCAGTTTCGATTACTTGTCCACCGCAACCCATTAAGAGGCCTCCTTGAATTGGACTCCCTGAGCCAAACAGAAATAGTTCCTGTCAGTGTGCTTCTTAGCGATTAACCCATCCTTAACCAAATCATTTAGAGCATTATTGACTTGCTGAGATGTTGCCGTCCACTTCTCCTCTTCAACAGCTTTCACGACCTCGCCCAGTTGCTGCCATTTATCGAGTTTGCCCTTCTTAGCAACCGCAAGAATCTTACCCGCAAAACTCTCGGTATTGATGGTTACAAATTTTTCAGCAGCAGCCACATCAACGATGGTCGTGGTTGCCTGCAGCCCAACCGCGTTATTCTCTGTAGGTAAACCCGTAGATAATGGAGTAGGTAAAAGCTCAGCCAAAGCCGCTTTGAATTTAGCAAATTTCGCGTTCTCTAGCTCTAACTTTTCCAGATCCTGCCTGAATGCTGAATTCTCATCCTTCAAAGAGGCTATAGTATTCTGGTATTCGTCAACCTTCCATTCTTTCTTGACCGCATCAAGTTTTTCCAGTGCTTCTTTGAAACCCTGCTGCCTTGCCTCCTCGAGCTGCTTCTCAAGAACCTCAGGAGCAACCTTACCATTGCCGCTCATCATCTCTTGTATAGAAAGTTTGATGTTCGCTTTCGCCTCAAGCTCCTTCTTCTCATCTTTCAGGCGAGCAACTTCCTTCCCAAGACGCTTAACCTCAGAATCCTCAGCCTTCTTGGCTGCAACCGCCCTCGATATCTCTTCGCTCAAGCTGCTCAAAGCGTTAGAAACATCAGCAGTGAAGGGCTTAGTTTCCACAAGCGGAGTATCGGCGCCATGCGGGCATAGGCGTTTGCGGACCGCAACCGTATGTACTCCGTTCTGGTCGGTCACGATGAATGTACTCTGGGGCAACTTCATGATCTGCTCTTCAGTGATAGGCAAGTGCTGCTTCTTCACCACGTACATGATGCCTGTTTTTTCGCTGAGGTCCGCTGGGCTTGTGAACCTGCCGAAAAGGTTAACGTTGCATTGACTCAAGGGGCTCTTGTGCAGGTCCGCAGGGCGCTGGCTGATTAGGATTGGGAAGATGCCGATTTTGCGGCCATGCTTAGCGATAAGGCTAACTCGAGAGAGACTTTGCTTCGTAACGGCATCCCACATCTGCGGAGCCCACGTATCCGCTTCCTCAAGCACCAGGAAGACAACACGCCGGTACTTCTGCTCCAAACGATAAAGATTCCACAAGAAGTTGCTGACGAACCGCACCTGGTCCGCATCATCCTCGATGTCGCTCACGTTTACTATGAGGCTAATGCCCTTCTCCAACGCGGACTTAACGTATTCGTGAGCGAAGGCAGGCTCAAGCGGCAAATCCTGATATGGCCCGCCCACCACGACCACGTTATTATACCGGGCTTTCAAAGTGTGCCACTCCGGTATCGGCTCTATGATGATCACTTGGGCGCCATTGTCCAAGACGTCTTCAACGACGTCGGCAGCCGCGTTGCTCTTGCCATGCCCACTCATAGCTAATATACTAATGCGTAAGCCCTCACGTTTGTAATCATCCGTATCGATGGCAAAATCAGACGAAAGACGCAACTTCAAGAAACCGCCTCCTCAGTCGACGGAACGGCAACTTCCAATTTTGACTGCTGCTTCGGCAAATGACCCCGCGGAACATACCACTCAAAAAAATGCCGAGTTGACGTGTAGTAAGTGGGGCCAAGGACCCGAGGCCAACGGTAAACAAAGCAACTGGCTTTCTTTCCCCGCATATAGTAAAAGTGGATATCTGAGCGAGTCACGCCTTTTATCATGTCGGCAAACTGAGGATACGCCACTATGAAATCTTCGAATCTAGCGTAGTCGACGCCGTTGACCCAGCGGTTTCTACGCCAACAGATAGGATCCACGTATCCACAAGCAGGGCAAATAGGCGTAACCATAACTAGGCGGGGATCAGGACTAAGAACTATCAAGATGCCTCCGCTTTTACATCTGGGTCGATACCGAAATTTACAAGGTGATTATGCCTACGACAAGCTGCACGGGTCTCCCGAAGTTGCTGCTCCGTCCAAAACTCGGGAACCGCATAACGGTAACCTGCGTCGTAACAGCAATCACAGACCTTGACGCGCCAAACCTTCATTAAATCCAGCTTCCGAAGGCAATCCTCAAAGCTCACGCGCCAATTAACAATCCTGAACAACATCAAGTCCGCCGTTGAGAAGCCAGCCTTCAGAAACAGTTTGATCGCGTCTTTGATTTTGTATTGGTCACCGAGAGGACCATCCCACGCCAGACGAATTCGCTTGAACCGGGCCATCTTCAGGGCATCCACGATTTCAGGCGTAAGCACCCGAAAATCGAAGCCGCATACAGCCTCGTAGTAAACAACCTTGCCCTCAACCCGAACCCTGCTAAGTTGGTCAAGCGTCTCCAGCAAGTTCCCACGAGCAAGCAAACTCATGTCCAAAATCTGCACATGATTCCGCTCAATCTTAGGAATAGGAAAATCAATGTTCTCCTGCGGCTCATAGCAGTATTCGTGACCGTAGGGGCAGCCCCGGTGAAGCTCAATCCTCTGAACACCACCTTTGATTTTGACGTATTGAGGCTTCCCGTAAGTCGTGATGTATTTTAACTTTTCAGGACGGCGACTCCTGCAAGCCTGAGGAGCCAAACGCTGCTGCAAAGCCATCACGGATACCTCACATTCGGGCAACCAGCGCATTTTCTTCCTGGGCGCCTTGCTAAAGTTGGCGTATTCTGCGGACAATAAGTAGCCGTGCAAACAGGACGCTTCCGCTGCACCCGACGCGTAGCTTGCTGCATCATTTCTTCTCAACTCCTGGAAGCTTCGCCTGCTTAGTCCCGCCGCCTATGACCACAGCAAATTCATCATCAATTTCGTAGTTTGCCAAATCACTTGCGCTTTCTAAATGCACAACCAACTTCTCGCTAGCATCTGTCTCCAACTGCAGAAAAGGCGTATGATGTTTGCCCTTCTTGCCCTTAGCCGTGATAGTGAAAAAACGTTGCAGCATCTACGGCGCCCCCAAATCTTTTATGCCAAGTAGATCGCAAACTTGATCCAAAGCGGCTAAAGCATTAAATTTCCGCGCATCATCAAGCGCCTCAATCCGCATTCTAAGTTGCCGTAACTCAGTTTTCAACTCAGTTTTCAAATCGGGCTTTTCAAGTACCTGCAAACGCTTTTCATGATCCTGCAGAATAGCCAAGGTATCTATAAAGATGTTGCGAACAACTATATCCGTGCAGCTCTCCTTAGCCAAGCTACTTTGCCTCCTTCTTTCTGTAGATGATGTCGCCGTTAGGCGCCAAGATCACAACGAACTCGGTTTTCTCGTTGACTTGCTGTTTCTCTCTAACTTCCCTCGGTATGACAACGTAGACGCTTTTGCCGGAGCCTTGCGGAATAGCCTTCACAACATCGATTATTTCTTCTTTCATGGTTTTCTATTCCACCTTCCTTATTCCGTATTCCGAAATACGGAATAGTATATACTTCCACAAGTTATTTATAACACTTTTCCACATTCCGATATACGAAATACGAAGGGGAGACTGTCGAAATTGTCACCAAAAATGCTAATAAAACAACTGGAAAACCGAGCTGCGCTTCAGCTCCTACTTTTCCTGCACCGACGCGGAAGAACCAAACTCACAGACATCGACATAGACGCAAGTCAAAGTTCACTCTACAGAGGCCTAACGATCCTGGGCAGAATGGACCTCGTCCGGGAATTACACAGTTACCCAACAACCGTCCAGGAACGCTTAAGTAAGTTGTGGAAGCAAGGCAAGGTCCTCCGCAGCCGAGGCAAGATCAGCGAGAGCTTCGTGGATAGCAAACCAGGCGTAGGCCAATATTGGCGAGTGTTCACGACTTTTCTGTGGATTAAGGCAGATAGTCAACTGGTAACGCCTAGTCAGGTGATCACGATTGAGGTGCGGAAGACCCAGAGATACACGCTGCAGGAATCCAAGCGGAGAATAAACGTGCCCTTTGAGCCTTTCAGCAAAGCGCTAACGGAGGACATTAAGAAGGGCTGGCTAAGCAAGAAAGATGTGCTGGAATTCCTGAAAAGCCGCGACGTCGGCGTGGTGCCTGAAGAAGTAGCTGATCAGTTCAAAGCGCCATTGGGCAGAGCCAGTTCAGCACTAGCGAAAATGCGAAAGAAAGGCATACTAGAAAGACGCGGTTACTGGAATCCGATGCTGGGCAAGGAAACGCCATTCCAAGGACGCCTCAAAGGCTATGTCTACGGTTTACCTGGCACAGATCAAGCTAAGAAGCGAATTGAGCAGGGCGAAGGCCTGTACAGTCCACACGTCAACGCAATGCTTGTGGAGATCCGCAAGGACAGTAGCCTCAAACGCTTCACATCATACGGAAAATTCGAGGAAGAAATAGGCCAGTTTGAAACGCTGAAAGCCATCAAAATCCTGACGCAGATTTACCCGAAGCTAGTGACAGCGGTCATCGGCGGGCAAGGCTTCATCTACGATAATGATCATTTCACGGAAGCGGATAGGCAAAGGCAGGTTGCGTACTGGGAGCAGCATGTAAGCCGGAAGAAAAGGATGGCAGGCGCCATCGGGCATTTCCATGAAGACTTCGCGCAAAAATGCATCGACTTAGCCCTCAAGAACATGCAAATCAAAGTCACCTTCTGGCGCCGCATCGTCAAGGGTAAAGAACATTATAATATTAAGCTTAGTAACGCACGCGAAATAGATCGAGTACTCCAAGTTGATTTTTTCTATAAGAATCAGCTTCTTTGGAAGCATTATTATCCAATCGAATGTAAGTTTTACAAGGGCGGCGCCACTCCTGAGCATCTAAGGGAATTCATAGACAAAATGCGATATAGCAACGAATTCGGTGAAATGATCGAGTTCCAGGAGGGCAACCAGAAGCTCCAGGTACACGTGATCAACCAGGACGTACATCCCATTCTCATAGCGCCATACTCAAAAAAGGAAACTTATCAGCTTGCGAAAAAACATCATATTGAGATTGTGCCCACGTGGCTCTTGGCAAAGCTCGCTGGAGAAGGCATAGGCAAAAAACTCGACATGAAAAAACTATTCAACGAGTACATGAAAGAAGGCGGCGGAAACATCGAAGCATTCTTAACAGAAATCTTCAAGCGCAAGAAGACCCAGCAACTTCCCGACTCCAAAACAGCGGATTTTTAAATTTTCTCCATAATGATGTGGCTATTATCGAGCCAGATTTTCAGTTGTTCTTTTTCCTTGATTTCAAGGGCTTTTATGATCTCCATTGGAATTGTTATTCTGTAACTGTCACCTGATTTGAAAACTGCTCTTGTGAATGTTATTGGCATGTTTATTCCCATCTGAATAGAACGTTGGCGTAATATTTAAATATAACGCTAACGTAATATAGAACGAGGAATAGAACGATGCAAATATTCATGAAGCGCCATCCTGATAAGCGTTGGTTATTCCTTTTCAGCTTCAACGGAGAGAAATTCTATAATATCTGTGAGAAGAATGTGGTGCGGGTTCCGCCTTATGATCCTCTCCGGGAGAAGCTGAATCGGATTTTCCAGGGCGCCGTAGAAACCTTCGAAGGCCACTACTGCCGAGAAACACGCAGCCTAGCCATCATCGCCGTATAGAAGGGAAGAAGGGAATGCAAAGAGCGAAAGGAAAATTCTGGCCACACATCCGCGAAATGATCTGGGAAGAAGCCGAACGCCTCTTCATGCAAGACCAAGCCAAAATGGACTGCTATATCAAACCCGAAAAAAGCGAACTCCGAGAAGGCGGAATGACTTTTTACCAAATTGGGAAAGAACTTAGCGTTGATGATAGCTGGGTTTTAGCACATATTAACGTCTTCAAGTTCCCAGATGACATCCAAGATGCTGTTTGGAGTGGAGACCTTAGCATCAGTCATATCCAAAGATTAGAGCCAGTAATCGGAGCTAACGTGGAAGATGCTACGAGAATTGCAAGAGAAATTATGCTTAGGCGAATAAGCGTCTCGCAAACTGAGGAACTAATAAAAGATAGAAAAGAAGCCATAGAAAAAGCTAGAATGGAAGCCGCAAAGAAGGCAGTAGGTGTCATGACACCTATGGCTGAGATTAAACTAGAGACCCCTGAGGACTTTGAAAGAACCGCTGAGGTCCTGCGCAAAGAAGCTAAAAGGAAACGTGAAGCTAAAAGAGATCGCCAAGCACACCAAGTTCAATCCTGAAAGGGAGAAGCTAAGGATTATGCTCTTCAAAAAGCCGCTACTAGCGAAGGTTCTAGATGGCAGCAAAACACAAAGCCGCAGGATCCACAAGCGAGCCCTCAAAGTCGGCCACACCTACGGAATAACCTGCAGACGCTATCAGAAATCACAAGGCCACATCACAATACTACGTACATCACAACAACGCCTAGGAGATATCACCCTGGAAGACGCCAAAGCCGAAGGATTCAGCAACATCGAAGAATTCCGCGAAGCATGGATTAACATAAATGGCGCTTGGAACCCAGAACAAACCGTTACGGCTTACGAATTTCGTCTCTGCTCCAAAATAAATAAACCTTCGTCTGAAGAAGAACCCCAACAATCCTAATCAACTTCGCTATCTTCTCCAAATCCGCACCCGCTATTCCTTCCCGAAAGGCTGCTGTGGTACCATAAGGCACATGACGAAGCGCAGCAATCTCTCTTCGGAACCGCGGATAATCATTCTTAACGAAAGCCTCTTTTAATTCGCTCAGTTGGGCGGGATTCAAACCCGCGAGTTTACCACGTACATACCGCTCACTAGCCAACAACTGCACGTCAAAGCCAAAACCCTTCAGGACCTCCGCCATGCCCAAGGCCTCCTCAGCCGCCTCCTTCACGACAACCCGGCGCATGCCCGCACGCTCCGCAAACGGATTATACTTCGCCATAACAGCAATCATCTCCACAAAAGGCGTATGAATGAGCGGTAACGACTCACGGATCAACTTTGCGCCTAAGCCGATAGTGCGGTATTTAGGATGTATTACGACACGGCTAATAATGCTCAGTTTCCTATTCAACTCTTTGATGGGCATGCGCGGCAGCACAAGTCCGCGGCCACCGCAATTCGGAGGCGGATAACAATACACGATCACGCCAACAAGCCAACCGCGAAACCTTAAACTGAAAATATCCCTTCTGGCTCCAACGCTGTGGCTGCGATAGTGAAAAACGCTTAGTTTACGCCAATCATCCAGAAGTCCGCCCTCAACCTTCATCTCTTTCAAGAGACTGCATTCGGCAGCCGCCTTATTCGGGAATTCCTTAACCTCAATTTCTTCGCCGAAACGCTTATGCACGTGCACCGAAGGCGACAGATCCTCAAAGAGATCATCATGCGTAGTCGCAGCGAGAACAGCTTTGCCCTGCTGCCGAGCCAACTTCTGAACGTTAAAAGCGATAATCTTCGCCGTATCACGGTCAAGCGTAGCCGCGAATTCATCCATAAGCCACCATTGCGCCTTACTTTCCAAGAATTTGGCAAGGCGATAACGGTACTTCTGGCCATCACTCAACTGATCGTATGTACGTAGGAAAAGAAAAGCATCATTCAGGCCCACTTTGCTGAGCAGCTCCAAGCCCTCTTCAACAGTAGCGCCTATAGTCTCGATAAGCGGCTTATCAGGAATCACCTGAACCTCAGACATGTCAACAGCCTCATCTCTCAAATCTGCCCTGATCGCGCGTAATAAAACGCTCTTGCCGCTGCCACTATCGCCAGTGATCAATACGATGTCAGAAGGACTTATCTTCAATTCCGTATTAAGAACCGTGAACTTCTGCGAATCGTCAACGCCCAACCCGAAGGCCTCAGCCACAACAACAGTCCTCGGCGTCAACTGAACCGCAGTCTCATAAGAAATATTAAACGCAAACTTACTACTTGAACGATCATAAACCCGGCGGACCCTGCGAATCTTAAAATGCTCCCTGCGATCCCTCAAGGCAGATCACGCAAAGACCCTTATATATAGAGACTTTAAAACAGCGCTCTAGAAAAGACACTCTGCAACCGCGGAGAGAGAGGTGAGTTAAAGTGAAAACACCACGTACATCCCAGTATGTACGTAGTAAATCAGCGGCCATCACCCAGCACCTTATGCCTAGCCAATTTGCGCCTTACATCCTTGAGCTTACCCAACTCTGAACACCTCCAACACCGACTCGAACTCCTCTTCCATTGACGCCGCCACCGCTAAAACAATACTCCAAAAGCGGTCGTCATGTGTGCCAGGGGCATGGAAAAACCTGATATTCCCTTCACCCTCAGCCGACTTGCCTGGCAACTCCTCGAACTGTTCAATCGCCAAATCCGCAATCAAATCCGGGTCAAAATAATACTTAAACTGTTTCTTTCCCATTAACTGCTTGAGATAACTAGCTGCCTTTTGCTTCCACTGAAGCGATAAAGCAACACCCTCCGCGCCCTCAATCTGCGTTGCCATAGATTCAGCCTGCGCTCTCTCGTTAGTCGCATCAATAAGAAGCCTGACCAGCGTCTGCCAGCGATCAGACAAAACCTTTGCGTGACTCGTAAGAACATCATATCTTGTTCCCAGAGGAAAAACGTAGCTATAGCGCAGAAAACGCACTTCGCCCACTTTTTCTACAACGCTGAAAGCCGCATTATCATGTTCCTGGCCAATATCGAACCCGCCATAGAATTCCAAGCCTTCAAAGTTATCCTCGAAACGCCAAGGCTCCACAATACTCGAATCTACACACTTGGTTATCAGCTCTTGACTAAGCCAACGCCCTCTATCTTCAGTAAACTTGCATTCATACTCTCTGGAAAAACGGTCAGGATCCAACTGCTGACGCTGCAAATCAATAAATCCCTGTGTGATTAAGTCTTCCTTAACAGCTTCATGGTAATCGGCAACAAAAGGTATCCAAAACTTCGACACCTCAGGAACATGCAACGTCTTGTAATAGTAACTCTTCTTATCCCAAGGCGTACTATTCAAAACAATCGATGCCCCTCGGTCCCAACGAGTAGCCATCTGAGGAATAAGTGTACCCTGCACCAACTCTTCAAGCTCCTTAATGAACGCCGCTTCCTCCACATCCACATCGTCGCTAGTTTCGCCCCGAAGCTTCTCTAAACTGAAGGGAAAAGCCTTCAAACGCGAACGATTCCTCAGGCGAATAGTTGTTTTTAGAACCTTCTCAACCCACGCCTTATGCGCTACAGGATCCATCCTGCTAAGAACATCAGACAGCTTCTCAATAACAAGCTTAGCTTGCCTCAATCCAGGACCCGTAATAGTTGCTTGACTACCGGGACGCCGAACACGACGCTTAAACAACTTCACGCCGATAGATGTGGTTTTTCCGCCCTGCCGAGTCCACAACACTGTCTGTTGCCTAGCTTGGCTAACCGCGAACTTCAGTTGATACTTCTTATGCTTGAAATTCAGGAAAACCTCTGAAAACAGAGGATCCTCACCGAGTTCTTCGATGCTGTGACCTTGGCACTTATCGTACAAAGCGTAAATAGCGTTGAGGTCAGATTCGCTGCGCGGCTTGATTCTCCGAAAAACAACATCAACACTCTGCCCGCTCAAGTCAGCAAGCACTTTAGCCAGAAACCATATCTTGCGCCTATCCTCCATCGACACCCTAACAGACTGAATCTTCTCAATCTCACGCCAAAGACCCGCAACACTACCAGGCAAACTTCGCCATGACACTACTCAGCCTTCTCCTGCGCCTTCAACTCAGCCAAAGCCTTCTTAATCTCATCCAAATCACTCAACTTCTTAGGACGCAACGAAAGCCCTAGCAGCCTGGCAGCTAACTTAGCATATTGCAAACTAAGCTTCTCATCGCCATTAGCAGCAAATTTCTTAGACAGGTCAAAACATTCAGCAGCGAAGACCCTGCAAACTTCATCCCGAGCCGCAAAAGATTCAGCCTTAACAAAGTCTTTCTTCTTCAATTTCCTCAATTTCCGCGTTATACGACGGAAAACACGCCCGTAATCCTCATCACCCACATGATAAAAAAAAGAATTCTTTTTTTTCATCATTCACCTATCCTCATCGCTTAAGCCTTCTGCCCTATGATTATGCCAGACACGAAGGTGATCAAGCTGGAGATGGCAACGAAAATCTCAGCGTTCCAAGAATGCAAAAACGCCATATGTGCGACCTCGAGGCCTGATAAGCAAGCGGTCATGCCTAACGCGAATTTTACTACGTACACAAGCTTCTCATCCGGTTCGGCAACAATCACATGCTGGTTACCACGAGTACCCTTGCGCTTGACTTTCCGCGTCAAAGCCCTGCGGACCCAATCAGTCACCATTTTTCACCCGCACAATATTTTTCCGTGGAGGCACAACTAACATATATTTTCGCAGAAAAACAGAGGGTGAGGCATGCTTCGCAATAAGCTCAACGTTTTTGATAAGCGTAACAGGAATGCGTGTAGCCTCCCAAACATGATCACTACGCACGTAATGCTTCCCTAGCAGCAAATGTTCAGGTGACCCTTCAATGCCGAGGAAAACGCCCCATTCATCCACGAGGCATTCGGGCTTTTTATGCTCCGCCAACGGACCGCGAGCATCTGAGGCATCAAACCAACTGATTTTGAGATAATCGCCCTTCTCAAATTCCTTAATTTGCTTCAAAACATGCTTATCCATCTAGAATAACCTCGCAATTTTGTGTCTACTAACATGGTCGATTTTGCTGCGCAAAGCATACACGTAATCAGCCAGGAGCGGAACCTCACGCCCCAGCTCCAAGGTGCTCTCAAGCGTTTGGGTCTTCGCGTCGACCAAATACTCAACGCTCAGAATGCGGAAATCGGCGTTCACATTCTCGTTGGGCAGAGTAACGTTGATTTTATCTCCTGCCAGAAGAGGTGTATTGCCATAGTCGATAACCGTGCTGCGAATTGTAAGGTACTCTGCAGGATCCTTCAAGTTAGCGAGAATCGCTTTCGCTCGCAACATGCATTCGTTATCGCTGTAAAGCTCCTCATCTGTGTCAGCGAACATGCGGAGGCCATAAGCGGTTTGGCTTGTGGTATTCTCTTGCATCGAGCTATAGCGGCAACCACCGAAAAATAATTGCCCAACCCAGAAGTTACCAGGTGTCGTACCAGTGCACCAACCTACGACTTTAACACGCCAGATATGCGTCCAATCAAAATTAGCTTCAACAGCCCATTGATCAGCATACGCAGAGCCAACCTTGAGTTGTTCAAGAACCCATTTATCATCGCCAATCTGACCGATCTCACATTGAGCAATCCTATCAGAAGTATCGAATAATACAATGCTGAAATTGCCGGGTAACGTAGAATCTCTCGCAAGCACAAGGAAGAGTAAAGGAAATCTGTTGGCGTCGACAATATATGAAGTCCCGAAAGTGAAAAGGCTAGCACCGTAATAGTTAGCTCCCGTTGAGTTTTTGATGCTCGCAGTGGCTTCAGAATAATGCTTTGAGCTATCAAGGCTAACGGAGCCCGCGACTGCAGTCCATGCACCTTCTGTTGGCGAAAGGCTTTCAACTGATGAAAACTTATCTGCTGGACTGCTTTTCTCTGGCGCCCCATAAATCGTGACCCTGTTTCGCACCCTGAAAATGTCCTTGCGATACTCGCTATACTCAATCTTCTCGCTCAAACTCACGGAATTGCTCTTGCTGTTTCTTGGGAAAAACTCGGCCTTGCCATCCGGGGCTATGCGAAAATCGTACCCGATCACGCCAGCCAAATCGCTTGCAGCGGCAATAGCCCTTAGAATGTCCCAGACAGGCGTATTCTCATATTCCAAAAGCGTAAAGGTCGTGCTTGTATTCTCCACAAGTTCCACAAAATTCCGAACATGACTAAGCCCAGAATAGTAATCCAACAGGTCCTTAACGATCGCTTCGCCCTTTTGACTGGAATACGTCTTCGTTAGGACCTGGCGGAAAAGCTTTTCGCCCCAGCATCGACCGCTCACGCGAACGTAACTCTCGCTGGGACTAGACTCATACTTGACGCTCTCGGTCCTCGTAGTGATGATCTGCGGAACATTCGCGCCCCGACCAATGCAGATATAGCCATCCTGACCCACGCTAAGCGGATAAGTCCCTCCGGGACTGTACTTCGCATTCCAGTTCTGCAGGAGAAGCTCCCAACTGCTAACCTCTTTCGTGGCGCCAAGGTGCACTCTGGCTTCGATCACGTCGCCCTGGGGAACGCCAACAGAACCTAAAGCGATCGTGAGGTTTGGAGGATTAACGCTCGTGACTACTCAACTCCTTGACGATACAGATCCGCCTCGCCCGCACGCTGAATACCACGAGCATGGGAAGGCGTTTCAGCAGCAGCCTCATTAAAGCCCTGTACGCTGGACGTGGCCGCATTCATGCTGTTCGCGAAGCTCCACATGGCGGCTGCGGCGATCGCAATAACCGCGATGCCCACGCCAGTCAAAGCCAAAAACGTCCCGTAGCTTATGTTTAAAGCGTTCTGAGCTGCTGTGGCGATCCAGCAGGCAGCGGCGTAAACTCCATGCGCCACTGCACTAATACCTAACCTAACTGCATGCAACGTTTGAGATATTATGCCCGTTTGCGTAGCAGTATTCTGAGCAACTTGAGCGGTCACTGCCCCAGTCGTGGACACAGCTAAAGTAGTTTGGGTTACAGCGCCAGTCCCAACAGCGACGTTGTGAGCGGTCTGAGTAGCTGTTGTTGTCGCCAAAATCGCTTTCAAACTCGTCATTAAGCGCACTACCGAGAATATTTGCATGACAGTGCGACCCGTTTGCGAATCAAGAGCTCCGAAAGCCATGCCTAAACTCAAAACGTCAGCCGATATTGTGCGGAATACGCCCATTGTGCGGTTTTCAGCGCGAATAGCAATACTGATCTCACGCATTGCGCTCATAAGCCCGCCTCCGCTTTAGCTGCATCAATCGCTTCGAGAATTATTTGCTCAAGCCTTAGCAAGTGCTCTTGAATTGCTGGGTAGAGGTATGGTCTTGCTTGCATGTGCCTTGTCCCTAATTCCACGAAAAGCGCGTAAGTAGCCTCAGCCCCAATCTCCGCAACCCAATCCCTAATCTTGGCGTAAATTGTGCTTCGCAAATATCCTGTCTTCACTGGAACAAGACGCATAGCCTCAGCCTTAACGTCAGCAGCCCAGCTTGCAAGATAACGGTAGACCTGATTCTGTAAGGCGCCGTCAAACTTCAGCATCGCCGCTTGAAATTCTTCAATACCTTCCACGTCACATGCGATTTCTACCGTCTTTTAGCCTCCTTCTCCGCCTTTTGACGTTCTTCCTCCGCCATCTGATCCATCACGTTCAAGATGGCACAGAACTCTTGGATTGTTCGAGCTGGCTGCTTTGCGAGCTGAGTTGGGGTCCATCCGAACTCTTTACAAAGCCGAAACTCTGAAAGAGCAGGATGCGGCTTTCCTCGTCTAATTGCTCTAACAAAAAACGGATATCCTCGTGACTCATGCCATTGAGCCTGTTGGTAACCTTCGAGAATAATTCTCCGAGCTCTATCGGAATGCCATCCTCTTCGCTTAGAAGCTTCTCAAGTGTTATGGGCTTAGAATCAGGTTGACCGTGTAAACTTGCCATAATGGTTTCTGCTTGTATAGCGATGAAGTCGCTGCTTTCAACTTCCCCGGAGACTCTGCTGTATTTCGTGTACTTCTGGATTATGCGGTTCCGCTTCGCCCACGTGATTTCTTTGAAAACGTATTTGCCCTGGTATTCTTTGCCGAATCTCTCATCAATCTCAAAGGATTCTTCGTTCATTCTTTTACTCTCTCCAAAACCCTCAAACGATTTTCGATTGCAGTTTCCAAATCCGCTAGGAAAGTATCCTGCAGATGCTTCGGTAACTTGCTGATCCGCTCTGAATAGCGACCCCACATAGCGCCCACGCAAATCAGAACCTTAATCTCAGCTTCAGAGATCACTCGCAGCCCTCCTAGGTGGCATTGATCGAAACAGGTCCTTTAGCAACAAACGGCGCCTTTAGTGAGATCAGGTCTTCCATCTTGCTTGGAATCGAGACGTTATCCCACTTGCAGTAGGAAAAGACAGCTTTGCATGTGCCTCCAAGCCCAAACTCAAGCGTAAACTCCGTATCGGCAAGAATCTCGTCAGCCTCGGTTTTGCTTTCAAACTCGAACGTCAATTCTCCAGAGAGAACCCGATGACGGAACGGCAAGTACTTCAGTATTTCTCCGCTTGAAGAACGAATAACAGGCACCCGTTTGAGATTATTTTCTATGTCGAATTTCCAATCAGTAACGCGATCAAGGATAGTAGTGTCTTTTTTGGCGTAGGTCTCATGGAAAGCTACAGCTCCAGCGTAATCGGTGTAGGTTGCGCCGGTGATCTTCGCGGTCCCTGTAGCAGCATTTTGTCCTTGGAATTCTGCTAGAGCTTTCACGACGTCCTCGATGCTGCAACTTACGCTTACCTTGTTGAATTTCATGCCCGTGAAAAGCATCGAAATGATGTCGGTGGCGCTCGCAAACGTGCCCTTATAGTAGAGTACCTGTATGCTAAGGCTCTTGTTCAGGTCCATCTTGGCCCACTGCAGCAAATCGACAGGAGCATTAGAAGGTAACGGATAGCTAACCTTAAGCCCCACCTGCCTGAGACCCTTCTTGATTACCTGCAGGTCGTAGTTTCCTGCTCCTCTCAGTTTTATGTTACCTGGGTCGATGCTGGGTTCAATCTGATCCGCTGGAACGCTGAGCATCGCTGGATTTGTCGGCGTAGTTCCGAAAGTGTCCTCCGCAACGTAATAGACGCGCTCTTCGTTCGAACCGTATGTTTCAACCATTTTTTTCTTATTCCTCCATTACCCTGAAACCGTCTCAAACAACCATCCTTTCAAAATGAACTCGGTCTTGAAGAGGAAAGGCTTGACATCCACGACGTCGACAGGCTTGTAACTCACGACGTCGCAGTAAGTGATCCCGTAAACCTGAATTGTGCACTGGACAAAATCGCAGTAAACGACTGCTGGCGTGGTGCCATTGCTTGGATTCGTGGTTCTGGTCAGAAGCCACACGTAGCCGCTTGAATCAATGAAGTTAGGCCAATCAGCCAAAAGTGTGATCGTTATTGTTTCGTCTCCGCTGCCCGTTCCAGTTTGAGCTTGCTGCCACGCAGAGGCAACATGATTCCAGACTTTTACCGTTATACCGTTCCCAACGGGCGCCGTGCCATAACCCTCAAAACTCAACACGATCTTCTTGACGCATTGCTCCCTTGGGCCTATCTTAAACCTAAAAAGCATCATTGCATACTGGTTGTTCACATTATGGCTTTTGGAAAAGCGATCATCCACTGTACCAAATATTCTGATATTCGAGAGTCGATAATTCAGCCCACGATGTGCTTGACGGCGCCAGTTCCGAGGCTGCACCAGCAGCGAACGCCTTATGCGGATCACCAGACGGATACCCGAGACCAGCAAAGTTATAGGCGGTCTGATAGGGCAAGGTCCTGTTCTCCCGAATAATCGCCTTAACCTGTGCGGTGACCTTGTTGCGCATCACTCGCCCTAGATCTGCGCCTGGCACAGAAGGCTTATCGACCGAATGCGCTGTCAACCTGAAATAGTACATCTGACGCCTAAGACGCCCAGCCAACTCAAGCTTCTGGTCCTGAACACCCAGGTTTGGGTCAACCGCTAAAGTGATCTGCGAATCGTACTCCTTTAGCAGGAGCTCCCGATCAAACGCTGCCTCTGAAGCCAGAATCTTCGCAGCGTTCCCATCATCCTTCGTGACACGTATCCTCGTAGTGATCAACCTCAAAAGAGTAGTAACCGGGTCCTCTAGCTCGCTCAAGCAATCAGCCTCCGCGCAGCGCTCTTGAAGTAAAACCGCTGATTCGCGTAAGTGAAAGGCGTCACAGTCTGAACCTCATAGTCTTCACCTTGACGCCTGATTTTGTCGTGGCTGCGCACTGGCAAGAATGTGTAAAACGCCAGATAGTCATCCAGGTAGTATCCTGGCTCGATTAGGACTTGCTCAGCTCGCAAAGGTGAAATCACAGCTAACACATCCAAAGGCTCGCCATAACTTACAATCTCCACGGCCTGACGGACAGGATAAAGCAGAACCGCTTCGCCCTTGTTGTTGAGAATCTGCGTGAATCTGGTTAAGGGCTCCTCGTAGTTTAGGAACATCCTTGCCAACCATGTAACATTAGCCATAGCCTTCGCAGGCGTCACAGGACTAAAATCTGTGAACAGAGGACCCCAAAACAGAAATTCATCGCTATATTTGGCGGCGACGTCGTAAGCCAGCTTGAAGCTTGGAGGATCACGCTCTTTGCGGACCTTCCACAAAATCCCCATTGTAATCGCGTCATAGTAGGGACAAGCAGGGAACCGCGTAACCACGTCAAGGTAGCCAGGCCAACAAACCTCAGGCCAATACGCCGGATACTGCCCACTAGCCCTAATCGATTGAATGAAATTGTAGACACGCTGACAAGTGAGACTCCAGCTCTCGTAAGCGTAGAGACCGAGCAACGCGAAACTCACAGGATCATCATAAACCTCAGTATCATTCAGCCCAACGCGGTACCACTCGCCCAATCCAGAAGGCGGCGGATTATAGTAGAGATAGAGCTGCTCGAAACCCTCACGCAAGAAACCGACTAGATCAGTCATCATGGAATTGTACCTGGAAGCATTGGCCGTATCGTAGGTATCAGCCAACATCTTAAGCCCAATGAGGCAATAGAGGTTTTCAACGCTCATCACCGAATCCCAAGTATCGCTTATGCTAACGTAATTCGGAAAGCCGCCATAGTATTTATCATGGATTCCGAGAACGCTAGGCTGCTGTTGCATCGTATAGAGAAAAGTGTACCCTGCCAACTTCGCAGCATCCAAATAGCCCACAGTCGACGTCAGAGCATAAGCTTTCAGCAAAGCAGGAATAACCCTGCCAGCGTCGACAGCCCAATACTGAGTACTTGACTCGCCAGATTTGAAGCCGCCATACGCCAACTTCAGATTATCTGTGCATTGCTGAGTCAACAACCAATCGGCAAGCTCGACGATTTTTGAGAGAATCTCAGCTTGATTAGATGCGAATTGAGTAGCAGAATAGGCTTCATAGAGAAATTCGATGGCGAAAGCAGCGGGAAAAGCGCCTTTCCCAAAATCTTTGTCGCCATGATCCACGGTTCCGCCCTTCGCCACATAGTACGTGTAGGCAAGGTTGTTTTTCATGGTCACAACGTTACCGAGTACACTGTCAACTTCGTTCCATTCATTATGAGCAGAATCCTTGAGCTCGCAGGGCATATTCGCGCTGAATTTGGAGCCATCTGCAACAGTGACATTCTTCTGGCCAGAGGGCGGATCAGCAGCCATAGCAGTCGTAACAGCGTAGTACCAGGGCGCGTAATGCATAACATAGTCGTAGTAGGCGCTTGGGACAGTGCCCACGCCCTACACCATCCTGAAATCAGTCTTAAAGCGATCGATGAACCTTTGAACCTCATTCATCAGGAATTGGAGATTACTGCCGCTGAGCCCACTGCCCCCGCCTGAAGAAGACTCATCGACAGACAAATCTCCAACCCTGAAATTCAAGCCGCTGGCCGAGCCCCCCGTAACCTTACAAGCACAATAGATAGCCGCCAAATTCCTGATCGGAACAGCCTGAGCCGCAGTGCAGTTAGCAGGATCAATCGACAAATCCGCCTCGATCTCGATTGTCTCAACCGCATCCTGGATAAACTGGTTCACCATGTCATCCGGCACATCGACAGCTGTAAGATTGACTCGCTTGCGAACACTATCAGGCGTGATAGAAACCAACTGAAGGACCTCAACACAAATAGAGAACCCTCTGCAGACAAGGACTCTTAAGATTAATTGCATAACATTCTACGTTATGTAATAAAATGCAATGGAAAATCGTAGCAAACTATTTTTCAGGTTCCTTACGTTTGTAAGCCCGAGCGCCTTTTTTCATGAGCATTTCTAGTGTGTTGCTCCAATCAGGCTCAGTACGGTCCTCAGCCCTAGCCCGCTCAATCTCCTGCACATGAATATGCTCCATCTCCTCGCAGAGTTTCCGATCGACAGTCGCAACCACACGCACTTTAGTATGTGGAGGAGTTTCGAAGTCGCTCTTAAAATTTTTACTCAGTTTGATCTCCCTCTTTCCTTAACCCGCTTCAAATAGCACCGCGTACATTCCGCCCTACCAGCTTCGAATATGTTAGCGTCAGATCCACACGCGCACCGCATCATGATAAGCGCACCTCCACGGGCTTCTGAGCCGAAAGGTAACCGCAGACAGGGCAACGCCGAAGAATATTCATCGGGTGATCCAGGTCACCACGTACATCCCCAGAAACCACTTTCATGGGGCCGTAGGTTGCAGGAGTCAAATCAGGCGTGTAAGCATCCATCTTCGTCGCGTAGGCGCCACTTCCGTGATCGCGAGGGCAATAATCAAAGCAATCACAGACCGCTTCAGCTTCAGGGCGATTGCGAACTAGCAATCTGCTGCATCGAGAACAAACACCTGTTACGACGCCAAGTTTAACCGCCATGATTAATCACTCGAAAGTTGAATCGCCAAGTCTCCCAGCACTAGAAATAACTTTGTCTTCTTGGCGCCGCCAACACCAACCTCAACAACCTCGACAAGGCTAATGCTCTCAATGACCTGCAGAACCTTATTCACTAAGGCGCCATCAGCAAGACCTACCTGATCCAAAGCCCGCAGGATACGGGAAGGCGTCGAAACCGCGTCGGAAAGCGCTACCGCATCAATCAACGCTAAAACCTTATCCCGCAAAACCGCATCGCTTAACCCAATCGAATCCGCCACAGTTTTCAGTATAAGCCCTTTGATAACATCGACAAGTTCGGCAAGCGCAACCGCATCCGTGACGGCAAACTGCTTATTCCGCAAAATAGCATCAACCAAGCCTAAGGCGTCAGCCACGATCAACGGATTCTTGTCGGTTCTCGCCAAGTCAGAAACGCCCACGCCATCCGAAACGCTAAACGTTTTATGCCGCAAAACGCTATCTGAAAGCGCGACCGCATCGGTTACGGTTTGTAATGTTGCGCCAGCGGTGTACGTGGCGTAAATGCTATAGGCTCTATCCTGATATCCATCAGGCGTTAAAGTGGCTGGGAAAGCTGTTGCGTAAGCGTAAGTTGCGTATAATCCCTGATTTAGTGTGCCAGCATCATACTTGTAGTATGTTCCGCTTGTGTCGTTTTTCCAAACGAGCCAGTAATCGCCAGCGGTTAAACCTACTGATAATCCGCTCTTGGTATTCCAGCCGGCAACCACGGCTTGCCCAACATCGTCAGCGTATACTTTGTTGAGGCTTGCATCATAAATCGCTTTCTTCACGTTTCCCGTTGCGGTGTCAAGGTAAACACTTAACGCAGTTACTTCAGCGTTTTCGCTTAGAGTGTATTTGGAACCTCGGATATATCCTGCAGTGCTGTTTCCGCTTGTTCCGCCTATGCTTGTTTTGCCGAAAGTCGGATCAACCGTCACGGGGTATTTGGCTGAGTTGAGAAACGTCTGCGGAAGTGTTATGATTAAAACGTTTGTTTCATTTGCATCTCGATTAAAATCTGCCCAAACAGTTTTGCCGTCAGCATCAATAAGCTTCGGACGAAAAATGTGGCAGATTTTACCAGTTTTGTAATTGTTGCCTTTTTTTGAAGCATGATAAACTGCGTAGCTTCCGACAATGTTCTCAGGACGGAGAAACTCTTGTCCATCCTTTGTTTTGACACGGGTTTCGGTCCAAACTTCGCAGTCCGCTTTGTTGAATTCTTCAGTTAACGGCGGCTGATAATACAGAACAATGTTTTCCCTTAAAAACGGAATATCAATGGTGTTGCGATTCGGTTTTGCAGATAACACAAATTCAAGTTCTAAACCACCGTCTTCAGTTTTGCTTTCTTCAGCAGTTAAAAGATAGCTTCTCGTTGACGTTTTAGAGGGTAAATTCTGTAATGCCGCAATTTGGAGTTTCGCATCCCATTTCTTAACGTCAACGGAAAAGCTCAAATGTCATCCGCCTACGAGAACGTTATCTGCAGACTAAGCACCCAGCTTTCGCCCGACGCCTTCGTGCCTTTGCTGGCGATTTTGCGGTTCAAGTTCTTGCCTGCATCAGTTGAAGCATTCACAACAGTGTACTCTTCCCACGCGTAATTCGCATCTGCACTACCGAACGTAGCCCGCCAATCCACAGTTTGATTTGTCCGCTGCGGATAAGTCGCATCCATCGCCTTCCAAAGTTTGTTCGTTGCCGCCTGCAAACCCGTATGCGCCGCGTTTTCAGCCGCATTGGAGTCTCCGACGCCCAAATACGCTGCCGCGTTGCTCCACGCCGTTTCACTACCTATCGCACAAGCCAAACCGATCAGCGCTTGCAAACCCTCGTTTAAAGCGATGTTCCCTTCGATTCTTTCGGTGCAGATGAACGCTTTCGCGTAGAGGCTTAGCGCCTCATTCATCGGCATACCCGCTTGCAAAGCCTTCGCTATTTTGTCGTCAGGGTCGCGAAACTTGTCTATTCGCCATTTGGCATTCCAACCAATTTTCTCTTCAAGTTTTTCCATTCTATTTTCCTCCATTTTTTATTTTAATCTGGTTTCTCGCACAGCCGCGCTTTGTCGGCTATGTTCGAGCCACCCCGCTCAACGTACTATCAACATTCCACGTAAACGTGAGCGTGAAAAGTAATTCAGCCCCATCGTAAAACTTGGCGGTTTCAACATTCCCAGCAACAGTCCAAGTGAACTGTATGCCCGTGATTTTCTTCCCATGCGGCGGCGCAGCTATGTTACTTAAGGCGCTATGGATTGCCTTGAACGCGTCACCGCGTCTTTCGTACTCAACCGCCACCTTCTGTCACCTGACCAAATACGCGTTAAAACAAAAAAAAGAAAAGAAAGAGAGAAATGCGTTGTGCCTAGAATGTTGTCTTGAAGTTAGTGCCGCCCGAAACCGCTTTGCTGCGCAAGACGCCGTACCCGATCCTCTCAGTAGCGACCACACCGAATTCGCCAGCCCGCGGATCCTCAAAGGTCTCTGTAGTTATGTCTCTGCGAATTAGCATGACGCCCGCAGGAAGCTTGCTAACACCAAAAACCTTGCCGTTTGTGCACTTACTCGACTTGAACAGGTTCATCGTTAACGCCTGACCAATCAAGCCCCGCCCAACCTGCACGCCTGCCGATGGCATATACTGCGAATTGATGAATTCCGTCGCTGTGAAAAGCTGGCTCATTTGTTTGCTATGCATGAACATAGTGTCAGCCTCGAAATCTTCGCCTTCGACAGCATCCCATATCTCCACAAGCTTCGCCCACGATAGCACCGCTGCTCCGCCTGCGATGACGGCGCCGCCTGCGAGATCACCCGCTGCTATGGCTTCGTAAAGCGCAATTATCTTCGCTGTCTCCATCTCTGCAACACTGCGGCCAAGCTCTTCCAACTCACGGCTAAGAACGTTCCAGCTTGCGTCTTCAGCGAATTCCTTCGTCCAGGTCACGCCATCCTTGATTATTATGTTTGTTTTTATGTCGACAGTTTCGTATCGCTCGCCTGCAAGTCTTGCTATGCCGCCTTCAGCTGCAACGTAAGCCACGCTTTTCTTTGCTTTGGCAAAGCGTTCCAGC